CGGCGCTTGCTCCTATCATGATAAAATTAGCGGGCATCGTTGCAGACTTAGCGCAGAAGTTTAGCACGATGAGCGACGGCGGGCAAGCTATGGTTTTTGCATTGTCTGCCGTGTTTGGTGCAATCGGCCCTATTCTTTTAATACTTCCAAGCTTAACGCTTGGACTTGATTTGGCAAAGGTATCTTTTGCTTCCTTAAATACAACCATGCGCGCCAACCCCTTCGGCGTGGTTGCTACGGCTATTACTTTAGTTGTCACTGGCATAATGTTGCTAAAGGACGAAACTGTAAAGGCAGTAACAGCAGTCGACGCATTAACCGAGGCAAACAAGAATTTAACGCTTGAGGAACAAAAGCGAAATATCGAGGTGCAAATTGAGCAACAGAAAAAACTTGTTGAGCAATTAGAAGCCGAGAAAGCCGCAAAAGATAAGATTGCCGAAAAGTTTGGAGGCAAAGCAATCAAAGAACAGAAGGAAGCAAACGCAGCATTTGCCACAGCTAACAGCGAGTTGGCTACAATGAATACGATGCTGGACGAGGTGAATAAAAAGCTCGAAAAGACGCCCATAATTATTGAGGAAGTCAAGGACGAAACAGAGGACTTCACTACGAAATCGCGCGAGCTTAAAAACACTATCGGGTTTTTGATTAACGAGCTTGAGGAAGTACCAAGCGAGAACATTTGGAAACCAACAGAAGACGGTGCAAAGGACTTGACGCAGACGCTTGGCGGGTTAATGAATATGCTCGAGGAAATACCAGCTGCAACGGTTGACACGCAGCCGCTAACACAGGCAGAACAAGACTTTGAGGATTTTGCTGAATCAGTAAGTAAAGCAATTGAGACAGCAGCGGAAAGCGCGGCCATAGGCTTTGGGATGATGTTGGGCGAAGGAATTGCCACAGGTAAAGGCATGAAAGGCGTGGGCGCTATGTTGTTGGGCGTCTTTGCAGATTTAGCCATTCAATTAGGAACTTTGGCAATTGGTTATGGTATTGCCATCGACAGCATCAAAGCGGCTTTAGCCAGTATTAACGGAGTTCTTGCCGTCGCTGCTGGTGTTGCGCTTGTTGCATTAGGTGCAGGAATCAAAGGCGCAATTACCAAACGCGCAGAAGGTGCGGGCGTTCCAGCCTTCGCCGATGGCGGTATAGTTTCAGGCCCTACGCTTGGCCTTGTGGGTGAGTATCCCGGCGCGAAAACGAACCCCGAAGTAATTGCACCACTTGACAAATTGCGGGGTATGTTAGGCGGCCAGCATGTACAAGTGACGGGCAAGATTTCAGGCCGCGATATATTGTTAACGAGTGAACGTAATGCAATCGACCGAAACCGAGTAAGAGGATTCTAATGGCTGACCCAATACGACTATTTGCAGAGTTTACCGATGACCTTGGCACAGATTACAGGGTAAACATTCACGACGCTAATTTTACAGGCACGGCAACAACGTTTGTCCTTGCTTCAGATGGCTTTGTTTTGCGATACACAGGCGACAACGAAAACCGAATGCAGGGCGTAATTGGCAGTGAATTGACGTTCACGCTAACAGAAGAAAACACCATTCACACGGTGTTCATGGATGATATCAGCACGACGCAAGAATTGCGATTTTCGGTTAGTGTTTTTAAAGACCCTGATAACACAAATACGAATTATTGGCGTGGTGTTTTATACCCCGAGCAAGTTATAAGGCCATTCGATTACTACCCAATACAAAACACACTAACCGCAGCCGACGACCTTGGTAACCTGCAATATGTAAAGCACGACAGCACAGGAAACGTGGACGTTCCAACGCTGCTGCTGCAATGCTTAAACCGTACCCGTGCGACTCACCTTTGGGATACGGATGCATTTCTTTATTACGTAAATGATTTTAAAGCCGCCATCTATACAGGCAGCAACCAACTCGACCACACTTTAATAAACAACCTTTCGTTGGGTAATCCTGACAGTAACGGAATCAATCAATACTATTCAACCATTGAGATACTTGAGAGCATAACGAAGGTATTCAACGCGCGGTTGTTTCAGAGTCAAGGCGTGTGGTGGTTCTTGCCTTTGGGCGCTCAGAAGTTTGACGCTACAGAGTTAACGGTAGAGGGTAAGCAAAAGAACGGTACAGATTTAACGCAGCAGCTCTTTGCAGCAGATAGGCCATTCAACAGCACGCTCGTGCGCACCAATGGATACGAATATAGCAACCTTGTGCCGTTAAAAGAGGTAAAGCGAACGCGTAGATATAACGGAAATTATCCGTTGATTTACGATAACCTTTATACTGAAGCAGAATTTGGGACAACGCTGAACGATACAGATATCGACTATGCGCAGGATACAGAGTTTTTAATCACTGGCACTTTTAACTATGCTTATGACGGCGATGGCACGGCAAGCGGAGATAACAGAATAGCGCGCGTAGTTTTAAGGTTTTTAATAAAAGTTGGAACGCAATACCTGAAAAGAGATGCAAATTTCACAGGCACGACAAACGACTTTTTATTTTTAGTTGATGAGGGTGTTTTGCAATACAGCTCTGTTGTTTATGGCAGTACGCAATGGACTGCAACCCCTGAATATTACGAGGTTGTGAGCCCTGTATTCGACCGAAAAGACGGCGGAGAAATAACTATGCCAATTGTTATCAATACGCCGCTTTTGCCAAGCGCACAAAATGGCCTTGATTTAAGTGTTGCTATTATAGGTGTTGATGATACAGGCGGTTTTGATGCCTCTTTGGTAAGCACTACGACGGCTGATTTTCAAATTGTCGTTTTGCGTGCTGATTTGCTTGGTAATAATGCGCTCGGCGACGAAATAACCTACACAGCAACGAACAGCGACGAAGCGCGCGGAAAAATTGACCAAGGTTTATGCATTTTTGGGGATGGAATAACTCAAAATTCTGACGGCGTAATTTTAGTAATTGAGGGCGTAAGCGCTGAAGCAGTTACACAATGGGAAAGTTTAAATGCAGTAGGTGCAAACATTGGAATAAATCGACTTGGAGTTTCAGAGATATTGGCAGGACAAAACAAAGCGACACCGATACAGCGCGGCACGGTTTACGGCAGCGATTTACATATGTGGCAAGTGCTGGACGACACAACAGGATATTTTGCGTTATTTCAATTAACCTTTACAGCGCGCAGCGTTGAAACAGATGTCGAAGCTTTTTTAATTGCAAGAGACGCAACGACCACAACCACAGCATTCGAAGACGCTATAAACGTAAACGACCCAATAACACACAATCCCGGTTTGGGTGTTGTTGGCGCTACTAATTCACTGAATCGCTTTTTGCTAATAGGTGAAGAGAATTTTGGTTCACGCGTTCAGCACCGTATTACATCGGTAACCAATAGAGCGGGCACAACCTACAACGTTCGGCCAATTGATTATATGATAATGAACACATGGGCGGGCGGTAACGGCACGGCTATCATGTACTTGCCAAGCGTCGCAGATAACGAAGGCCGCGCCATTCAGTTCCATAGTGATGCAACCATAAGCGCAAACACCAATATACAGTTAAGGGCAAACACAGCGGACAGCGGCGTAACTATCGACGGCGCAGCTTCCTACGCTTTCAATCGCAACTATGACGGCATTACTATCTTGTGCCATGATTCGAATTGGTTTATTATACAGAAAAAAGAGAAGTGATGGAGTGGGAAATAGTAACGATTGTGCTGCCTGTGGTAGCTGGTTTGATTGGTGTATGGGTAAACCTAAACAGCACGGTGGCACGTCTTAAAAGCCGCGTTATTCAGTTGGAACTGGACAGCAACGAAATCAAAAGCGACATGAAAGAACTACTGGCCAGCGTCCACAAAATTGAGTTAATGCTTGCAAAGCTGCAAAAATGATTTGGGTTATCTTAGCCACCATAACGGTAAATGTTGTATTTAAGGCGCGGGAGTATGGCCGTGCAGACATTGCCGATTTGATTATAATGGTCGCAGCTTTTGCAATTTTACTAACGTGAAATATTTTAACTATC